CCTATATAGACATTATAAAAGAATCTGTTCACAGTTTCAAGTTTCTCAATACGGTCAACTATATAACTATTCTTTCTACCCTCAAGTATCATTCCTGGTTTTAATTTAGAGGTTTTTGTAAGTGAACAAGTCTTTTTGTTTGAATCTATAACATAAAGTAACTGTTCTCCTGATATTCTATCTAAAACTACTTCTTCATCAGCATGACAATATACGTTATAGACAGATTCATTAAAACGCGCAGCTCTTTTATAAAGAGCTTCTAATTTTGTAAATCCATTTTTGTTCACAATCAAATCACCAATTTTCAAATCTTTGATAAACTTAGGTCCTTCGAATGTCTTCACTTCGACGAAACTTGAATTAAAACCACCTTTCATATTTATTCATGTATTATTGTTTTTAATACTCCACCAAAATCTTGGATAACATATTCTATAGGTGCTATCAGATTATAAAGAGTTCCTTTGTATGTAGTTTCTTTAATATCTTTAACAATAAGTTTTCTTACACCAAAATGACTTTTAGATGTATCTTCAAAACTTTTTACATACTCTTCAATCGATAATTTTCGTTCCTCACTATCTGACCTTAAAGATGAACCTGATATTCTATTCAAACACTCACCTTCAGTCATCTCACTTAAAAGTTTTTCATCTAAAATAGGTAAACAACATTTTTGAGAATATTTACCAATAAATAATTTTTGACCTTCACAAATTGAAATCTCTCCAGCTTCACTTTCAAAGATTAAAGTAAATATCTTACCATTATAATCTCCTATATTGATTCTTGCTGGCATATATCTAAAACTAAAGGTAGGAATATGAAGCATCTTAACAAAATCAATTCCATTCTTATTAAGGTCACTGATTTTGATGAATTCATCTTCAAACCTCTCTTCTTTAAGTCTACTATCTTCGTAAGTTTCAACCTTCTTTCTCAAGACTTGTACTAACACATCTCCTTTGTATCCTATCATACTATAAACTCTTTATTGCCGACTGTTATTTTAACTTTACTTCTTCTCTCAACTTTTCTATCAAAATGTTTGACTGGTTCAAATGATTGTGTTTCGTCATTCCAAACATATGATTTCGGGATATAACGCATATTACACCTACAAAATGGGTGAATTGGTCCAAGAGTTGGTTTCCAATCTTTTGACTTTAAACCTATATTGTCACCATTCGCTATTAGGTCAATCAACTTGAATATTCTTGGCTTCGTACCTACACCTCCAGTTGTATAGAGTTGTTGACAATATTTACACGCACCAGGGTACACTTGTTTATATACCAATGCTTCTGCACCATGTTCATTCATTATCTGTTGTGCTACACCTATTTGATAGACGTATTGCATTTCAGTCTCGACTATTCTGCCCCAATCTCTATTCCAATCGTCCAACGAATGTCCTATACTACTGATAATAGATTGGATTGATTTCTTTTTCAAAGTTCCTTCAATTATTTCCTTCTTAATGGTGGTTAATTCAAGTTGTCTTTGAATTTCTGCTATTAACTTAACCTCCTCTTCAGATATAGAATTTGAAAGAATATCCCGCATTCTTTTCCCCATTGTCTTTATATAGGAGTAAGTTCGGGTCGCTGCAGCATCGTACATTGCTTTTTCTGAAGCTGTCAATGCCTTATACTGCTTCTTGTCTATGTAAGACAAAAGGTCAGTATAATCCAATGTCCTTAATTGACTTGGAGTCAATTGTCCTGATAATCTACCAAAAAGGTATGATTGATAATATGGAGGCAATTTCTTCAATTCATCCTTCCATTTATAACCATACCTTTTTAATAACTCCTTGTCTTCAGAAGATAATTTACTCTCACCAAGAACATCTGCAACAATTCTTGCAAGTCGATAATCTATAATATCGAATAACCTCTGTATTTCATCAGGAGTGAAAATCATTGTTTTGCAATTTTAGTCATTTCCTTGGTCAAATCTATCATCATATTATTGACCTGAGTTGAAAACATAACTTGTGCCAATCCTTCATATCCACATTGGACTTTCGGATAACGAATAGGGTCCTTTGTATGATATATAACATTCGACTTTTTAGCCATCTGTTTGATATCAACTCCATCAACTTTTTTAATCGGCGGCATTACTTGTATAAATTAGTTTTATAATAATTTATCGCTTCTGCAAGTATAGGATTATTGTCAAATGATTTATACTTATCAAACGGGTTTTCACTGAATGATTCTTCATCATTTGGAACTCCTGCTTCTTCTGATTCTCCAGGAACAGACGCTCCATACATCTGCTGCTGTTGTTCAGCTTGCTTTGCAGTCTGATAAACTTGATTGATAATGATATCGTTTTCTGGGTCAAGTGGTCTTCCTGAATACTTCTGGAATATATCTTGCATTGCAACCATACCTTTTTCAAGTTTCTCAGCATCAAGTTTTACTTGAGCTTCTTCATCTTCAACCTCAATACCAGTAAATGAAAATTCGAAATCTTCATCAAGCTCACTTACGATATATTTCGTAATCACATTCTCCAGGAATATAAGAATAGGTTTCAAACCTTTCTCTCTACTATGTTGCAATCTGGCTTTTTGACCATCTTGTCCAAAGATTTGAGCTTGGTCTTTGAATTGGAATCCTAATTCCGTAGGGTCTATTCTATAGACAGAACAACTCATTATAACCAAGAATTTCAACCAATCATTGAATTCCATATCACGGTTTCCTTTCTGGAGGTCAATCCATTCCAAATCGATACCATTGATAACCGGTACCCTATGAGAATTCTCAACTCCCCTCATCGTCTGCATCCATGCCTGACGAAATTCATTCAATGTTGATGGTGAAATATTCGCATTCTTTACATTGATGAATCCTTTTGGTTGAGAACCTTGTTTGAAAAATAATCCATTATAACTCATTCCCCATAATATCCATGTAATAATCTCTACAAGAGTTTCAAGTTCACTTGTACCATATCCATTCTTACGAATATTAGAAGTTTTGTTTCTAATACCAAATCCAAGCTCCCATGGATAATATAAAATTGGTTCTTTTGTCATAGGATTACGAATAATCATATCATCCCATACCATACAATATCTTGGTAAATAACCTTTGAACCTATATCCTTCAAAAGCTTCTCTTTGTCTTGGGTCAACAGTATCAAGAAATCGAATAAGTGACGCATCAATAGCTCTGAATTTTTTCAATTCCCAATCACGACTCCTGACAACTTCAAATGCCAGTTGGTCCAATGTAAGACTATCGAATGTTATCTTGCGAACAAATTCTTGAAAACTATCTATATTGTCCCACTTTTCATTCCATCCTCCGTTCTCAAGGAATTTCACAATGTTTTCTATCTTCTTCTTATCTTCATTAGAAAGTTTCTCTTCTTTCTCTTCTTTGAATAGACTTTTCTTTCTTCGGATAGTATATCCTTCTTTTTGTTCATCTTCAGAAAAATGTAGAAAATTTTGAACTTGCTCAATACGTGTATTAACTATTGCACGAATGATATAAATATCTCCCATTCTCCGAAGAGTAGAAAATGACAAAGCTCCTTTCGAATCTTTAAATCCTTTCCCGTTTCCTGCTAAATCATTAGGGTCAAAGAAAACAGATTGTATATGAGGATTCGTCTTATTAATTTCGCCTAAATACAAATTAGCTTTCAACAACTCTTCCGTATCATTAGAACTCAAAGCTGATTGAAGTTTACTTTGAAATGCCATAGGGGCTGCTTTTTGTATCGAATCAAGTTCTTCTAAAGAAAGTCCAGCCAGACTCGATAAAAAGTCTGGCTTTGACTTAATTTGAGAATTTCGTTTATTTCTTTTTCCCATCGTCAGATAATTTTAAGCTCCAGCTAATTGCGTTAAAGTAACAGTCGCTGTCTTATTTCCTTCTGTTGTAGTGACTACTGCTGTTCCAGTTCTCTGTGCTCCAGTATTTGCTGCTGCCACTACTGAATATTCCGAAGACCCTTTTGTAAATCCTTCACCCTGGACTGTCGTAGTATAAGTTACCGCAGAAGGAATGCCGCTATTACTTCCATTAACCTTCTTCTGTTTAGTAGCTGTTACTCCGAATATTTTAGTCTCTCCTGCTGCCGCAAAAGAAAGTGTGGTTGGGTCTACAGTACATGTATATTCATAGGTAACTGTCGCTGCAAGCTGTGTTAACGTAACATTTACCGTCTTGTTGCTTTCAGTCTGTGTAATAGTAATAGAACCGTTATTATCTGTTTCTGCCTTATTTTCAGCCGCCACTATACTATAATTCTCTCCATTAGATGTTTCAGATGAAGTCTGGCTGAATCCAGTTCCGGTAATCTGTGCAGTCGTATCTACCTTCTCGACACCACCGGAAGGCTTGCCGTTGACTTTTTTCTGTCTTGTTGAAACAATTTGTAAACTCTTCGTTTCTCCAAGCGCTACAAACTGTATGGTCTGTGAATTGGCAGACAACGCATAATCATATGTCACTATAGCTGCATTCTGTGTAAGTGTCACTTCCGCAGTCTTTCCACCATCCTGCGAAATAGTCGCTTTTCCTGTTCTCTGTGAGCTTCCGGTATTCTCAGAAGCTTTCAAATTGTAGTTATTTCCGCTTTCCTCATAATCGAACCCTACGCCTGCCAGTTCTATATCAGTAGGATATGTTTCTGGCTGCTGTTTTACTCCATTCAGAACTTTTGTTCTTGTAGAGGTAACAGTGACAAGCTTTTCACCTCCTGCACCGTCGAACGTTACCGCTGTCGGGTCTACTGTAAGCGCATATTCGTAGGTTACAGTAGATGCAGCCTGGTTGCATGTAATCTGCAATGTCTTTCCGCTTTCATTCTGTTTAACCGTCACTACCGCTTTTCTTGTCGTGTTGTTGGGGTTCTCGTCAACCGTTACTTGTCCTCCACCGTCAACCTTGAATCCTGCCCCAGATATTGAGAATTCCACTGGTACACCTTCCGGATGTCCTACTGGTTTCCCGTTCTTAAAAGTCTGCTTAGAAGACGTCACCACGCACATATCATCACCTCCCTTTGCAGGGAAATTGAGTGTAGGTTCTTTAGTCTCCAATACGTATTCCACAACTTCCTGCACGTCCGACAATACCGCGCCTTCTTCTCCGAATCCTTCCGGATATGAGATAAGCTTAACAAGCGCCTTAAACGCCCATTCCTTGAACTGTCCTATATTATAAGTATGACCAGCTTCAATTACAATACCGATAGACTTATAATATTCAATTGCTCCAACAACGTTTTCAGTTACAAAAACATTCAACTGACTGTCTAAACCATCAGTTATGACAGTCAGTTGTTTGGAATTATCTTCTGTTGTAAATAATAATCGTAACATAATCCTTATGCGTTTTCTGCTGTCAATTCCTTACGCCATGTATTATCGTTAGCTATTATAACCACGTTCAAGTCTTCCTTTGCATCTAAACCAAGGTCTTCAAGTGTAAATTCCATCGGCTTGCCTGACATTATCTTTGCAGTAAGTGTTTTTCTATCACCGCGAATTACACCAAATCTTCCGACACTCTCATTCAGATTTACATCATTAGGGAAGTAAATATCCACATCCTTAGGAGCAGGAACAGTTGTTTTGATTGTAATTATACACGCATTTTCATCATTCCATTCTGCTGTCACTGCAACAACCTCATT